CGGTAAGTGCCGCTACGTTAGCCTCGGCCTCTGCCGCTGCCAAACTTCCCACCCCATCAATAGCCAATACATTAGACTCGGCTTTTGCAGCTGAGACCGTAGTAATGCCTTGTAATGTAGCCGTAGTTATATCTTGCTCGGCCAAAAGTGCCGCATCTGTTTTAGTTTTAAGCCCTGCAAAATAATCGGAGGTAGCTTGATCCTCGGCCGCTTTACGAGCTGCCTCCGCCTCTGCCATCGCTGCATCATCGGCTAATTGCGCCTCTTTACGAGCTGCCGCGATCTCCTCTACGGTCTTTAACCCAGCGGCTAACGCGATCTCATCGGCTACTAATTGCGCTGCCGTAGTAGTTTCAATAGATGCTAACTCTAAAATCTCAAGCGTACTAATCTGAGTTTTCTTTGAGTAAAAGCTCAAATCATTTAGGCCGCCTTGCTTAGTGAGAGCATCGTTATATTTAGCAAAAGCCTGAGCCTCGGCCGCATCGGCGGCATTAATAGCCGCTAACTTAGTTGCATCCTTAGCCGCTTGATCTGCCCCTGAGGCGTTAATAGCTTTAATTTTTGCATCTTTAGTAGCCTCGATCTTAGAGAGCTCTGCCATTAAAGTTTCGTTAAGCCCTAGTAACTCGGTCTCAGTAATGCCCTTAAGGCCGTTTAACTTCTCGGCTTGCTTAGCCTTTGTAAGTATCCCGAGCTGCTCGATACGATCTAAAGCCTTTGTACCGTCCTCATCCTCGATAGCCATCATGGCCTCAAGGCGTAGGCGTGTCTCTTTATCGTATGTAGCTCTTAAAGCTGCCGCAATAGAGATACGAGTAGTATCAAATTGAGCAGCGGCCTTATTAAGAGATATTTCGTTTTTCTTAGCTAGCTCGGCTTTTTTCTGTAGCGCTAGTAATTCTTTTTGGCGCCTTAGCGCCTCTTTATCCATCTTGGCCTTTTCGGCGTTAGCTTGCAGATTTTTTAGATCCTGAGGTACGCCTTGAGGGAAACCGCCTTGGCGGCCTTTAACCTGATCTACAAGATTACGTAAGTTACCTATAGATAATTTACCTAAATAGTTTCGAGTCCCTCTAAAAAGATTTTCTAATACCCCAGCGCCGGGTAAATCTGAGAAAAAATCTTTTAGATCTTTACTAAGTACTCCAAAATTAGTAATAAGCCCCGCTACAGAGTCGGCCGCGTTATCGACCTTATCGATGAGCTTATCCATACCGCCGGATGATGTAGCTAGAGATGATACGAGCGCTTGCCCGATCTGCTCGCTTGCTTGCTCAGCTGCGATCTTGAGGCGGTTAAGTGAGCCCTCGTAAGAGTCTGCCGCGTTTTTAGATTGGCCGGCGTATTGATCGGCGATTAACTTTTCTACCTCGAGATATGACTTAGTAGCGAGCTCCGCATTTGTATAACCTAGATTTAATTGCTTGAGGCCTTTGTAGTTACCTACATATGCTTGGCTTAATATTTTTGTGGCCGAGGCTAAATCCATACCCGTACCGGCGCTAACATCAAGCGCGGTATTAAGCATATTTTGAGCAAAAGTAGTAGAGCCCGTTACCTGAGCTAATTCAATAAATGAGGGTTGTAGCTGATCTCGATTTATACCGGTTACCTTTTCAACGGTATCTATATAGCCCTCAGCCTCAGCGGTAGCAAAATTAAAGCCGAGATTACGTAAAGCGGTATCTAAACGCTTAGCCTCGGCGATCTGCTCGCCAAAAGCTGATACGGCTTTTTTAGAGTAGCCTAAAAGAGCAGCGGCACTAAAGGTAACGCCAAGGGTACGGCCTAAGCCCATAACGGTTTTATTAAACTTGCTTATCTGAGTAGTGCCCTTATTAAGAGCTTTACCGTTCCACTCGGCTACCGCCGATACGATTAAATTAGGTAGCGCCATTATGCGGCCAAACCGTAGCGACCGGCGTTAAAGTTATAGATCGTAGACTCGATAGCTTTATATACGGCATCTTGAGCTTTACCCTCGTCCTCTTTCCAAGCGCGATAGATCATACGACCGCGCTCGGCTTGCTTGTCTCCATAAAGAGGCCCCATACGGCTAACAAAGTGAGCACCTGCTCCCGGGTTATTAGATCGGTAACCTCGGTTAGATGGCTCCTCAGCTCGCCCAGCGGTTTCATAAATAGCACCCGCGGCAGATTTATTAGCTACAAAGTAAAGAGCTTGCCATCCGTTACGGTTTTTCTTACTTGGAGCCTGAGAGTAGTAAATACCTTTTTTAACTGTATCTACGTCATAGAGTGGAAACATACGAGCACGGCCCTCAGTATTAAGAGTCCTAAACATGGAGCTACGAGCCGTAATCTTTCGCCCCACGGTGTTTTCGTTCCAGTTGTAAAGATTATCCGGCTGAGGAGATGGAGCAAACCCGCGAGCTTTATCACGGATTGGCACCATCGCCGCGCGCACTTCTTTATTCATCTCTTTAAGCATTTCAGGATCGATCTTTCGGAGTGCCTTAACCGTTTCGCGTACGCCTTTTATTGCGACTGGCATTACGGGCCTCCTCCGCTTGCTCGTTTAATACTTGAATTAACATCTTAAACATCTCGGTATCGAGATCGAGTACCGCTTGAGGCGGGATCTGTAATCGTATCGATAGTTGCGCTATCAAATGCGTTACAGAGTCCCGCCCTAGGCTAAAGGTAGATCGTCTATTACCTCGACCTTAGATAATGTATCTAAAAAGTCACCGCCAAAAACTTTTACATTTTCGCCGGTGCTCCTAATACACTCCCAAGCAAGGTAGTACAGGTCGGTCTGTTTTTCATCGTCACGAAAAGCACGGTGAAAACCTTTTTTTGCATACAATTCAAAGGCGTACTCGATCCGTGGAGTAATCTGATGCTCAGTTACTTCACCGGTAGCCCTTGTTATTTTGAGTCGTGCCATTTGATTGCCCCTTTGTTAGTTTGTTATACGGTTATGTCTACGACGATTGGAGAATTACAGGTAAATGTAATGCTCTGGGTTGAGATGTCCCCGACGGCGCCATTAATGTCGGTCGTGTTATTGACCAAAATCGTAGTTTGGTACTCAGGGTTGCTTGCTGAAATTGCCGCGCTTGTCTGCTTTAGCGTAATAGGTACTGTTGTACCCCAAGCAGCTTGCAAAGTCTGTAGGACTTCACCGGTAGCCGTGTCGTTTAGAAAATCTAGAGTGATCGTCGAGGTCTCTAGTCCCTTGGTGTACTTACGAGCTGAGTCGCCCATCGCCGTGACCTCTAATTCTTCAAAAACACGGTTAATACTTGCGCTCGTTACTCTATCTGAGAGATCGACCGAGTTAAGGGTTACGACCACTCCATTACTTAAGAATATGGCCATGGCCTATTCCTCGCTTTCGGTTGTAGGTGTTGGTGTTTCGGTTTTTACTTTTGTTACTTTGACCGGTGCAGGCTCGTCCACGATCTGCCCGATCTTTCGCAAAAACTTTAGATCATCCTCTGTATATGCCATTGTTTACTCCCAGCTACTCAGTATTGATACATTAATATCAACGGTTAATAGGTCTCCACTTTGTACAGATAAAACGCTAGGAGCGCTTACGCTGCCAATATTCATTACGATTGATGAGGCCGCTAGTTTATTAAATACGGCTACTAACATCGTCTCGATACCTTGTAAATTACCTTGGTTATCGTAGAGCGGTGTCGTTAAAATAACTTTCAGGTTAGCCATAGGCGAGATCGTTACATACTCATTGTTATTAGGAGTGAGGTAAGGATCTGCCGGTGCAACGATTACAGAGTTAGCCGTAATAGTTGGAGGCGGGAAACTGTAAGTATTCCAAACGTTTACATTTGATAACGCCGCAGCTAGTGAGGCGCGTAGAGTAGTAATAGGTGCCGGCATGATTACCCGATAAAACTTAAAGGGTTTTGATACCCGGCGATGAGGCCTCTGATCTTGCCGATCATGCTATTACCCATACGGTAAGGCGATGGACTAAATCCATCGATCGATACGCCGCCGGTTTGGCTGACTTGCCGAGCTTGGAAAATGTCTACGGCTAAGATCATCGCGGCCTCGCGTATGGCCGGAGTAGTTGCATAGGTGTTTGTTTTTGTGTCTGCTCCTACGGCTGAGCCATAAGGTAGGACCCGAGTAAAATTACGGTCCGCTGCGGTTTTAGCAAATTGTATAAAGCTATAACCGTTTGGCCAATTAAACATACCGTTATTAAATGCTATCGATGGGAATTGCGTAGTAGTGCCGGCGGTCCATGGGATCGTGCCGGTAACTGTAAAAGTGCCGTTATAGGTTGAGCCGCATCCACTCAAGGTTATCGAGTCCCCGGTGCTAAATATCGCAGGGTTAGCGATCATTACGGTAGCGACGTTATTTTGTAACGCGGTACCTACGACCGGTGCGGAGTTAAACCATAAAAATTGGTTGAGTAAATCTTGAGCGGCTTGACAACAGGTTTCGACAATATCCGACGAATAAAGGTTTTCGATCCCTAAATTCGCACGGAGCTCAGCCTCAGTTACATATGTAGCCGGCACGTTATTTACTCCTTACTTACTAGGGCCGGTAGCCCTCAAAGGGCTAAGAGGGCTACCGACTATTAGTTGTTTGGTTTAGTTAAGATTAAACTTAACAATACCCTTAGGCATCTTGGCGATAGTTGCCATGTAGCCGTAAATTGCTACCTGTACTTGTAGGTTTGATACTACGTTTACAGACATATATGCGGTAGGTGATTGATAAACAGTAAAGGCCTCAGGTGCAAGGATCACAGCTGAGTCGTCGATAGTTGTAGTAGCTGTGAAATTCTTGTCCACATACAAATCGAGCCCGAGTACGTTGCCGCGAATTGATCCCGGCTGCACTAGACCGCCTGCGTTCATTGGCTGAGATGCTGAGTAAATTGGTCGCCCTGTTGTATCAGTAGCACCCATAAGTAGTTGCCATTGTGATCCGTTAGCGATGTAGTTATTAGCAAAATAGCCTGTAGCTTCGTAAACCTTACGAGCTGAGTCTGAAGCAAATTCAATAATACCGGCTGAGTCTGCATCGCATCCTGAGCTGTACTGACCAGCTGCAATAAGAGCCGCTAGTACTGTTGTATCTAGTGTTTTTAGGTAAGCATTTTGTAGCTGATTTGTAAGCTCAGCGTAGAAGTTAGGATCTGAGCGCTCTAGCAATTCTACTGAGATCGTATTCATACCCGCGTACTTAGATACGGTACCTGTTAGGTAAGCCGTTTCCATCCCGGTATTTTGTACCGCTCCCGCTTCTGCCTCAACGGTTACTACAGGTGCTACGCCTGTACCGCCGCCGGCTGAGGTAACGAGTGAAGGTACGTTAATCGTCATACCGTTAGTAGGCAATACTCCACGTGAGCAAGCATCGATAGCAGGTGTACCGAAGCGAGTATTAGTAGGAAATTCTGCTAGGTACTGAGTAGGTGAAAATGCAGGGTTTGTAGCGAAGCTATCATCGGCTGCGGTTACATAAAGCTTTGAGTCATCGTTACCTAGAGCTGCCTTAATTTTGTGCTCTGTATAAGCACCCATTGAGGTAATTGGTGTACGCACTCTTTGAGAGTCGAGTACAGATGGACGGATAATCTTACGAGCGGCTTCGACTTTTTCAGCCTCGACCGGTGTATCTACCGGAGTCTCCTCCGGTGTATTTTCTGGGGCTGTAGTCACAGCTTCCTCGCTTTCGGTTTCTGTTTCGGTTTCGATCTCTACGATAGTCGTAGAAATAGTTGTAGTTTTTTCTTTTG